GCCTGTTTCAAGAGTTAGTCATCCCCTTTCCTGCAACAAAGCCATAGAAGTTAGTCCCACCGTCAAAGGTTGTGAAGGTTACGACATCTGTACCAGAAGAGGTCATCAGGTTGTTACTGGTGTCATCTCCATCGGACCAGTAAACAGCATTACCCCCACCATCGTGCGCGCCTGCCTTAAAAGAGGCTGTGCAACTGCCTAAGTTAGTTCCTAGTATGGTTACAGAGTTTGAGTGGGAGGACAGGGCGTTGGTGATTCCTATATTAAAGGTTCCACCACCTGACATGGTAAGAGTCTGGACATTGCCGTCCTCAAGATCAATATTAAATGCTGAGGTTTCTGTTCCTATGGCATTGACCGTTTCTGCATAGTCAGTAAAGCGCGGTCTGCTAACTACCGTATCAGCACACGCTATCCCAGCATCCACCGTTAATTGCTGTACAAATCTACCATCACCAAAAACATCAAGAGTATATGTTGGGCTAGTATCTAAAATACCAACCCTCTGCCCCTTTAATGTAATGTGGACTTGGTTGTCTACATAGAAATCAGAGCGGAGACTACCCGCATCACAACGTATTTTTAAGTTTGCTGAATTAGCAACATTGTTGTCTATTTCCAGTGCTAAATCCCCAGAAGCACCCGTAATCTCTACAGTACCCTCATCTAAAGCTAACACATTCACCCAGTGTGAACCCTTCTTATAGACATAAAGACCCTCAATACCATTACCTACAGGGTCTGCATTTGTACCATCAAAATACCTAATATCACCCGGTCTGGGTTTATCTGGTACTACATTGGTTCTTTCCAGCCTGAAGGTGGCTTGATTGAAAAGTACATTACCAAGACGCTTCAGTTCTTCAACCGTATATACGCCTAAAGACTCTGGATTAGACGGTAAGGGGCCGGGTTCATAATGAGTTACAGACTTTTCTACCCTATCGGTATAGGTAGCCATCAATTCATCTTGGAACCTCTAATCCCGGCGTTACTAACGTCCAAGGAATAGCCGTCCAATCTCCATGTTTGGTCACCAGTAGATTCAAATTTCACACCAATATATTTTCCGGTTACCCTAACAGGAACCTTTGATTGGGTATTAGGATTAAAAGTATACGGCCCTTCCCATGAAACACTATCTTCTGTAGACATTTGGCTACCAACATAAACATTTACAGTAGTAACACCAGATGCTGACATTTTTGGCCATACCGATGTAACCTGCTTAACCATTGCATGATTCGGTTGGCCCTGCGCGTCCATAGATAATCCGGTTCTTTCAATAAACGATGTCATATTACTACCATCTTCAGTATTTCCGGTATTATTTCTATACAATTTTGTATCAGTGGTAGAAGCCATAACCAGAGTCTTACCCTCTTTACTTATGAAAGAGGATGAAGTAATTTCACTCCAAGTTTTGTTTTCAGATGTCCATGTTGAAGTAGCAGCGTTCCATGAAGCAGTAGAGGTTGGATCAGCTTGTGTACCATATCCAATAAATCCCAGATTTGGAATATCTCTCTCTGTGAATGTTTTATTCACCCAATTGTAAACCAATGCTTTATCACACTGACCGGCTGAATTACCAGAAGTTACATAACAAGCCCAAATCTCTGTGTTAGCATAATCTGCCACAACAAAGGATTTTTCATAATGTGTGCCATGAATATCACCAAACACATAATCCCGCATCTTATGTGGAAGTATGGGTTTAATCTGTCTGCCATCATTGACATACATATCACCATTACCAAAGATGAAATGTTTTGTTCCCTGCTCGTCTGAAAACTCCGCTACACAATTCTTAGCTAATGCGCCAATAGTTGGTGACAGTTGGCGAAATGCAAAGATAAATGGCGTACCAACATACGTCATAGAGTATGTAGAATCTTCTTTGTAGATCATAAAGGTATCAGTAAGTGCCACACCATCTACAATTTTTCCTTTTGTATCTGCTAATTCATATTCACCAGCGTCCACAGTAGCCGATGTTTCATCCCATGATGTTGGGATAGTTTGTATAGCCGCCTCTGTTGACCATTTAACCTTTTTATTAAATGCAACCCCTGCCTCTGTTATATTTAAGGCAATCAAAAAAGTGCGGAATGCCCTTACAGAAAATGGATAATGATCAGAACCGGCCCCAGAAGACCAATTAGTAAGGTCTGCCATCCTTGTGGATGTAGCAGGTACACCTGAACTTAATGCCCAGAATTGCGGCTGATCAAGGCCATTAGCCATAATCAGGACACCACCTAATACGGTAGATGTCCAGCCTTCTTTAGCGGTAGCATTATAAGCCCCTGATGATCTGGTTATATTCGCCCAAGTTGATCCATTGTGGACATGGATAGCAGCAGTACTGGCTATGATCCAGTAATTAGCTGTACCTACTTCCAGATTAACAATATGAATAGGCGCAACAGGACAAGTAGCCATAACCTCCTTATAGCCGGGGGTTTTCTCTATAGCCCCATGCTCTGCCCTTATATTATTGCCATCCGTCCAGACGTTGAGAGGCAGTTGCCAAGCATTTATATCCTTGACAATCCCCATCTGCCCGACTTGATCAATCGGGATTAAAGCCATGTTAGGGCTTTACCGGCCAGCTAACGGCTTCTACTTCTAATACGGTGGTTAATCCCGCCGGAAGATCACGCAAGTCCTGACGATACGCTGTCATTGCGTCAGACATGGTTACGTCCTGTAGGGCGTACCAGTCTGTAGAAGACAGTCGTCGGGTACGGTCTTCTCTTAACCGCGCAATTGCGCGATCAAAAGCACCCGCTGCCCATGCAGCTTCTTCTGCATCTCTTGCTGTTTCTTCTTCCGGTGTCAGGTCCATTCTTACACCGTTTACTACTTTTGTTCTTGCCATCTAATTTACTCCTAATAATTAAGAAATACCAAATAACTGAATTACGCCATCAAAATTGCCACTGCTCATTTTGAACTGAATTTCGTCGATTGCTGTCGTGTCGTTTATGTACCCGGCTACAAACACGTTTTCAGTTATATCACTTCCCTGATAGGAATTTGAAATATGATAAAAATGTTTAACATAGGTTGTTGAGGCTGGACTAAATAAATGCAATATTCCAGCACCACATTCATCTGCGCCATTACCTATATCCGGGATAAGAATTTGGAAAGCAGTTCCGTTTGCTTGATCCCATGCAGCAACATAGGCTAAATCGGTGGCACTGTCGTTTTCATAATGATAAGGCCGAAATACTGTCGATTGAATTGTGCTTGTGTCATAACCACCACCAGCATCATCTGTAGCATTAACTTGAAATCCAAATTCTGCTTTATCAGTAGCAGGATTTATATCCGTCATCACAAACATATACTCATCATATGTACTATCAAGCACTACGCTGGAAGCCCCATCTACAAAAGAAAGTGAAGAGTCACCAGAAGCAGTCAGTGTTTTTATCAGTGTTGGTATACCCATTAGCCTACTCCGTACATTTTTATAGTGCCATCCATGTTGCCTGATGAAAACTTAAAATCAACTGCTGTAACTGCGGCGGTTGTATTTATATATCCGGCAACTTTATTGTTTACTACCCAATCCTCTTGATGAGAAAAAACAATGTTTGAATAAAAATGTTTTACATAAGTTGTATTAGAAGGATTAAATAAATGAAGCGTACCAGAGCAATGTTGATCAGCATCGCTGCCAACACCGGCAGCAAGAGTCTGATAACCCGTCCCCTGCGCTAAATCTCCGCTGGTGCTGTATGCCAACGCGCCATCATCAACATCTTCATCAGAATATGAATGAATAAATGTTGTAGTTTTTGCTAGATCATAAGAATGACTGGAAGTGTCATCTGAAAAGTTAACAGTAAACTGTACGTTATCAGTTGCTGGATTAACATTGAACCACTTAAAAACATAAAGTTTATAAGTGCTGTCTATGCTGGAAGTAAATGCAGAATTAGCATCACCTGACTCTGTATTAGTTGTTATCAGTGTCATTGCCATAATTACTTTACTCCCCACATTTTGATTTTTCCGACATCAATATTTCCACTTGAAAATTTGAAAGCCACAGCATTAACTGCGCTGGTCGTATTAAAATACCCAGACACATATTCATTTCTAGCGGCTGGAGCTGAGTGTGAAGTTGACGAAGTATAGTAAAACTGCTTCACATAAGTTGTTGATGCGGGATTGAATAAATGTAATTTCCCAACGCAATTTCCATCAGCATCATTATCAACACTAGCATTTAGTATTTGATAGCCAGTTCCTTGATATATATGTTTAGCGTCATCGTAACTAAGCGTAGCATCAGCACCTGCTTCCGTCTGGTAAGCGCGAAAATAAGTTGTAGTTTTAGTTACATTATAATTAGAGCCGCCATCTATACTCGCATTAAACGTCATATCAGCTGTGTCAGTTTGCGGATGAAGGGTATAAAGTCCGAAAATATACTCCCCATAAGTTGACGTAAGATCAGAAGTAAATGATAACGACGCAGAGCTAGATGCAGTCTGCGTAGAAAGCAGAACTACATCTGCGGTAGATACTCCGGCCACTCCCATAATGGCGGCTTTGTTTGCTCCTAATGGCATAATATTTTCCTCACTTCATGTCCGTCCCGGCAGCAAAGCCGTACCAAATGGTTCCCGCATCTACCGTTGTAAATGTCAATATATCTACTCCACTTGATGTTAATGATGGTGCCGAACCTCCAGCCCAATCTACTGAACTGGGCCAATTAACTGTCTGTGAACCGCCGTTAGTCAGGATCAATGTAAATGAACAAGCGCGTCCAGTGGCTGATGGGTTACTAAACGTAAAAGTATTTGTGCTGGTATCAACTGTTGCTGTTACGACATTACCAGCCGTTACATCAATATCCTGTGTACCACCACCCGTTCCGCCAATAGCACTTACGGTTTCCGCATAGTCCTTAAAGTAAGGCCTGACAACTTGGTAGTCTGCGTGATTAACTACTCCCGATCCGTCAGCAGTTACCGTCTTTGACGTTTGCACCGTGCCGAGAGTTGTAATATCATTGTAGTTTAACTCTGTCGCTGTAGAGGTAACCCCATCAAGAATATTCAATTCAGCGGCAGTAGACGTAACACCGTCTAGAATGTTTAATTCAGCCGCAGTAGACGTAACACCATCTAAGATATTTAATTCTGCTGCGGTTGAAGTTACACCATCTAATATATTAAGTTCAGCAGCCGTAGAGGTTACACCATCCAGAATATTTAATTCTGCTTCAGAAGAAGTAATAGCGGTTGTTCCTGAAAGGCCGCTAAATTGATTTTTCAGAACAGCTTTGATTAATTTTAAATGATCGTCGCCTTCTGCTACATCATCAGAAGTAGCTGGATTATCTGAATTTAATTGGCTAATATATGTTCCGCTTTCTAATCCCATTCTTTTATCCTCACTTCATATCTGTGCCAGCGGCAAATCCATACCATATAGTTCCTGCATCCAGAGTCGAGAAGGTAAGAACATCTACACCAGAAGATGTCAGGGAGGGTGCTGATCCACCAGCCCAGTCAACTGATCCCGGCCAGTTCACAGTCTGTGAACCACCATTGGTAAGAAACAGGGTGAATGAACAAGCCTTTCCAGTAGCAGACGGGTTGCTGAATGTGAAGGTGTTGGTACTTGTATCTACCGTAGCTGAAACGACATTGCCAGCAGTAATATCAATGTCTTGAGTACCGCCACCAGTTGCACCTATAGCATTAATAGTTTCAGCATAGTCCGTAAATCTCGGTCTTCCGATAACCTCATCTGCACAAGCGATTCCACCGCCTAATGTCATGTCGCCATTAACGTCCATTGATATACCGGCAGCAGTTCCATGCGCTACACCACCGCCTATTTCTAACTTATCAGTGCCATCATCAATACCAATTCTAAAGTCAGCAGCATTGCCATCAAAGTTAAGATAGGTATCTACTGTTGCACCATCTCCAATCGTAACAGTATCATCAGTAATGGTAATAATGTTATTTGTGCCTACAGTTGAGCCTTCGCCAATAACGAGTTTATCTGCTGTATCATCTAATGCAACATAAAAATCTTTGGCATTACCGTCATAAACTAATGCAGCATCCTCCGCGCCACCATCTCCAATAGTAATGGTTGGCGTTGTTCCACCAACAACTATATCGCCATTATCATCAATGGTAGTTGAACTATTCTGTAATGTTTTACCACCAGTGCCATCAAATCTTGCGATAGCATTATCTGTGGCTGAACCCGGCCCACTAGCATCTCCGACCGCACTCTTTCCATCAAGTAAATTTAGTTCAGCAGCGGTAGATGTAACCAGTGTTCCACCAAGTTTCAATCCATTTGACGTATCATGGGAAGCAATATCAAAGTCAATTGCGCCATCTGAGATAGTAACATCTCTGTCTGAGTTAATGGATATTGCAGGAGTTGTACCAACTGCTGAACCAAGTCCTACAACCAGATTATCATTCGTGTCATCAAGACCAACATAATAGTCTTGAGCATTTCCATCAAAAACAACCTTCTGATCCTCTGCCCCACCATCACCTACCGTTAGGTTCCCGCCAACTATAAGATCGGTAGTAAATCTGCCGGTAGTATTAACATCAAGAGCGTATGAAGGGCTGGTATCACCAATCCCTACCATTTGATTTTTCAGTGTAATAACGGCACTGCCATCTAAATAAAAATCAGTCCTAGCATTACCTGCGCCATTCTGTATCTGGAAATTTGAAGAATTGGAAGCATTATTATCCATTTCAAATATCTGGTCGCCAGAAGAAGTCTCAATCTCCAAAGTGTTACCAAGGTCAATTTTACTAACAGCAATGGCTGCATCAGATGCTACATCTGCATTAGCAATAGTGCCGTCTAGGATTGTGGTGGTGGTTACTGTCCCTGACCCACCTGCTTGTGTTGCTGCAAAATTATTTAACATTTTTAATTACCTCACGGGTATCCGCCAGTGTTCATAACCCTGAGTTGTGAACCTGAGTGACGATCTTTATTATCTTGGAACTGTATGTCGTCTATTGCTTGCTTAAATGCTGTTGCCCATAAAGCAACTCTTTCATCATTCATAATAAAAGGTTCAGCTTCCAATAATGTGCCGTATAAATACACATCAGGATTGTTGGTCAACATATCAGAGGTTGTATTTGATGCTGACAAAGCAGTAAATTTCTTATAGTAAAGCATTGATGTAGTATAAACCGCATCAGGATTTGGCCCTAACCTTACGTTATCCGCTATGATTGTAAACACTTGTGGTTTAGCTTTAGAACTTCCCGCCCACATTCTCGACATCATCTCTGGAGTTATATAAGATAATGGAGTTATTGGGTCAGTAGAGAGATGAAACTCTTTCATCTGCACAAAACCCGTAGGAAGTGAATATTCTCTAGTTCCAGCAACCGTAGAAATTGCAGTAGAAACAGTTTCCATATCCCGGATTCTTAAAATCCGGTTAAATCTCGCCTCTGCCAAAGAAATAAACTCTGGTATCCGGTCAGTCAAGTCACTTCTGTCAAGCCAATTAGCCGTCGCAGTCTTTAACTCCGCGAAATTCGATATTGCCATGATTAAACATGAACCAGTCGCATACTTACATTAGAACTGCCTACTCTCTGGTGATGTAGGTACTGAGACACAGCCCGTCCAGCAAACTTAGGTACATTAATGAATGTAAGTCCAGCCGCCAGTTTCAGATCGTTAGCAGTGCTAACAGAGGCACTTGACGAAGTAGAGAAGTTAAAATAAATCTCCCCATCCGTATGAATGCCTAATATTTTTGCGGAAGTAACATTTGTGGCAACGGCGGAGGAACCAACTGTGATTACACTCTGCACATCCCACCGATTGAAACTACCATCATCGCTTCGTCTATACATAATTTATACCCTTAGATATTGGTTGGTGCTACTTTAAAGTATTTATAATCAGGATTATTAAGATAAGCAGCAAGGAGTTTAGAATCTTTTTGGATTGCCCCATTTGTATCCTGCATCCACTGTTCCCAGACATTTATGGGTATAGAGGCGGTGTGATGCCATTCCCCCCTTTTACCTAATGATAATTTATCACCATAGGCATTCATCTTCCTCTTGTTTTCATCAACAATAGGCTGTGCGTCCTGCACTGTGTTTAATGTGATCTTATTCTCAGACTCATCGTAATGAAAATCAGTCCTTCGCCAAGGTTCACGATCTACAACCATTCTTTTAGACATAACCTATATCCCCTACTTTGGGTGTTCCATCTTTAGGATCATTATCAATATACGCCTTTTTTAACCAACCCATAGCATCAGTTGGTTCTTTAGGTTTTTCCGCTTTTTGGGGAGATTTCTTCCCCTTTATCATTTTATTAGCGATTGATTCAATTTCTTTATCTTTCATTTATGCCCCATTTCGGCTTATTACAATTCTATCGGTTAATGTAAAGTTTCCAGATACACTTACACGTTCCTCATCCACCCAGAATGGATGAACCATGTGATCTAATGTGGCAGGAAACATGAGGATTAGGTTATTCTGGGGGGTTACATTCCACATACTTACACTAAGTGGACTAATAGATTCCCCATACTTAAATACTATATGTCCAGCATCCTGAACATTAGAATCGGCCTGTTCATCAAATATCTTCTCTGGTACATCCAGATATATAACAAACGAAACAATTCCGTGATGCTGGTGTGGTGGATTATGGTCATACCTTCTTTGGAAGTTTATCCAGAGAGTATCCAGATTAATCTCTAAATCTTCCTTTCCCGGCGCGAAATTTACTCGTCCACCGTCGTAATGGTAAACCATAAAATCAAACCACTGAAATAGAATCTTCAGTAATTCTGGAAATACCTTTACAATGTATTCATTTCCATAATCATAAGACCCGCCGAAATACATATTACCGGCCAATCTTTTACCGTAATCATTATCCTTATTTCTGATCCTCTTTCCTTCCTTAAGGAGAGAGTTTCTCAATTCATCAGAAATAAAGTTCTGGTAAATACACGGCCCAAATGGAAATACTACTTTACCGCCGTATTCGTCCTTAATATTAGGACAGTTAGTTTCTAATTCTTGCATAAGATGGGGGGCAGGTTGCCCCACCCCCCGGTACTTATCTACTCTTTTGCATCAGCAAGGATACCGCTTGACTTTTCGTTCTTGGAAACTAAGCCATACTCAGCAAGCAAGAGTTGCTTGTGGGCATCGCCAGTCTTCGCAAGTTCGACAGTCTGGAAAGGACGGAGCCAACCAATAGCCCAAAAGTCCATATCCAAAAAGAAAACGTGTTCCGTGCTTTTTACATTACGGTCACTCACGATTCTGAACGTACCAAAATCGCTGACGTAAACGTCAACAGCGGCCACGACGTGTGCAGGTGAATCACCCTTAGTTTCTGTTCTGAGGGATGATACGGACTGCGCTAGATCAGAGATTGCCTGTTTAATAGCAGACGGGGCTAAGATCAAGTCAGGATTACCACCAGCATCATAGCAGTCTTTAATGACATTCTTAATGCCAGCTTCCGTAATGGAAGCAGTAGCAGTAGCTTCTGTCATTGCAGTCGTACCAGTTGCACCAGCAGCCGGTGAACCACTTGTCGGGTTCATGGATACATAGTTGGTAGCAAGCCAAGCAGGAACGCCAGCCGTTGCCCTAGCCGTGGTTGAGTTACCAGCGGCGCGTACAATGTTTTCAAGCAACATACCTTCCATATCGCGCTTCATGCGTTTGCCATTCTTCGCGAGTTGGTAGGCTTGATGTTTGCCGTGACCGGCGTAATTAACCGCATCGTCAGTTCCTGACGTTTGGGTTACATATTGACTTATCTGGGCATAATTTCCAAGTCGCGTTGGAAGCACCCGTGCGGTGGCAGCAATACTGTCATCGCCCTCAATTTTACGGTTAGTTGCACCAGCCGTAATAGAATCAGTTTGCCATTCAAAGAAAGTGTTATCAATACTTTGTTTAGCACAACCTGACATAAAGGGTGTGTCCATAGGAGCGATATTGTAAATTACATCTGACAAGTCTTCACGAATCGCTACTGACGAATAAGTCAGTGACGTATTTGTAGCAATTGCCATTTGTTTTTCTCCTTATTAGGAATTCATTAAATCTTCCAACAAATTAGCCGCATCATCAACATGGCCTGTTTGTCGGAGACGTTTCATTTTTGCAGTGCGGGATTTTTTACTATCTTCTTTTGATTTTCCAGTTCCCGAGCGAACTACCTTTGCCTTATTTTTTAACTTTTTGGTTTTTAAATCAGCATTTTGTAATTCATCGTACTTCTGCGCTTTCATCAAAACAAGAAGCGATCTATGATCTGCAAGTTGACCAACTTCCTCTGCCGAATATCCCACCTTTATAGCATAATCTCGTATATCAGTAGCAAGTTTTTTTCGGGATTTTTCTTCTTTCCATTCTGGAACTATATCAGCAAATTTCATATGTTCATTACGAACATGAGTCTTAAACTGTTCTTGCGCCTCATAAGCCTGTTGTTCATATGCCTGTTGATACTGCATTTGCATACCTTGGACTTTTTCCTGCGCCTCCCGAAACTCTTCCTTCTTTTTTACATATTCGATTGGATCAGCATCTTTCAATCTGTCCCAATCAACATTACCAAACTGCTCAATGGCCGGCATTGAATTTTGTATCACGTTTTGCAGTGATTCCATATACTGCTGACGCTCGGCTTGAATCTGTGCAATTTCGGAACCATATTGCTGCTGCAATTGTTCCGCTTGCTTACGTTGTTCAGCAATTTCCTGCGTCTTTTTGGTATAATCTGACTGTCGGCTATAGCCTTTAAGAAGTTCATCTAGGCTTACTTCTACTTCTTGTCCATCAACTCTTAAAGTATAAAGTTCCTCTACTTCCTCCTCTTCGTCAGACTCTTCAGATTCATCTTCAACTTCAGATTCTTCTTCAGTTTCCTCTTCCAATGATTCGTCTTGAGTTTCCTCAGTAGACTCTTCCTCTTCTACAGGTGCGGCTTCCTCAGTTTCAGGAGTTTCCCCTTCGGGTTCCGCTAACTTGAGTAATGCCTCTTGCGCTTCCCATAAACTTCCGGGTTGCGTTTGTTCTTCGTGTGCTTGCGGGGCAGGTTGCTTGTCCGCCATAGTTTATTTCCTCTTTCAGATAAATGGGTGTTGCTTTTCCATAACCTTATTCATATGTCCAGTTTCAACTATGGACTGTACATGACCATAAAGTTTGTCAAGCAGTCGCATCGCAAGCCAGATTGATTCTCTGGCTTCCAATTCTGTGGAACCGCTGGCTGCCCAGCGATCCATTAAATCTTTTCTTAATACATCAAATGCTTCAATAAATAACTCATCTCTGAGGAGGCGTTTAGCGTGTTCCTCTCTTTGTTCATCAGACATTTAATATTTTGGTTTTCCTTTACCCTTTCCTTTCTTTGGTTTGGTTTTGTGAGGCATTATATTCTCCTATCCTATAGCAACTGGCCTTTCTTGTTCAGCTTCTAAACTTAATTCTGCTGCTTTTAGTGCTATATCCTGTTCGTTCTTTCTAGCATCAAGTTGCAATCTCTGCGCTTTTATCTGAATCTCGGCCATCTTAATATCTAGTTCACCTTTCTTTATTTGCATTTCTGATTGTTCAATTTGTTCCTGCATTGAGGGTTGTTTAGGTTGTTGCTGCGATGGATCAGTAAGAAAATCATCAACATTAACAAAACCCATATTCTTGACTAATTGCGCACCCATATTGTAAAGGTTCTGTTCATTTACAATCCTAAGTCCACCAGCCATAGCTTGAGATGCAAACTGTATCATTGTAGACAGGTGCATCATTTGCTGATCACGGTTTCCATGACCCAAACCAACTGCAACAGTGCAATCTGCTTTACTGTTCCACGCGGAAGGATCAACAGGAACCCACATATTTCTCAGCCTAACTACTCTCTCTTTATCCTGATTCTTTATCAGGAGAGAATAAATCACCCTCATAAGTCTTTTAACACCAGTTTCTGCAAAGTTACGCGCAATTAATTCCACTCTTGACTGCGCGGCAGTCATAACAGAATTAACAGCCGTAGCCGTAGTGTGGGATGTTAAAGCATTATCATTCATCCCTTGAGAATATTTATTTACTCCAGCGCGGGCTTCTCTAACCCCGTCCAGATATTCAAGCATCTGGAATGCTGCCGGTTCTAATTGCGGCGTATCTAATCTTGTTACTGCGCCGGGTGCTTTAACCCTGACTATACCGCCCGGTCTTTGTGTGAGCAAATCATCCAAATTTGCTTGCCCCTCTAAAACCGCAAACCTACCAAAGTTCTGATTATACATATTATCCATCAAGTTCCTCATAAGGGTTGACTTGATCAACTGTAAATCCATAACCAGATCAGCGACAGATAATCCAAAGAATTTATGCGGAATTTTAATCGGGGTTAATGAAACAAAAGGCTGGGAATCAATTTCCTCATTAGCCAATACTTTATCACCAACCGTGCAAACCTTTCTTAATTCGGCTATACCGTCTCCATCATAGTCCGTATAAAGAAAACTCTCATGCAGCCAATATTCTTTTAATGCTTCCTCTTCCTCAACATCACCCATACCACCAAATGTAGATGAATCATCAAACCTAAATCTAGCCAGTGGTTCAGAGACTGTGGGAAAATTATTCTCTGTATCATTACCCAGTTCTTCCGGGTCTAAATCGCCATACAATTCACGTAAGTCAGAAAGGGTTGTTTTTACCCTATGGCAAACAAAACGTGCATCCTCGATGCTTTTAGCCTCCCTAGAGATTAAAAATTCATCGGGTGGTACATTCTCGACCCTGATCCTTCCCTCAGTTAGATTACGATGTATGATTACATCATGTAAAACTTCTAATTCCTCTACAGCAACAGGTGTGTCAGAGGGTTGTGGTATAGAAGTGTGTTTTATTACTTCTACGTCTTCTTGGGATACAAGAGATTCTAACTCCATATTAGTTAAATCCCTATATTCCTCTTTTACTATATCCTCTGTCTCTTCCCACCAGACTTTAACTATACCATTCTTCTGTAAAAGCGCATCAGTAAACCAAGAATAAAGAATTTCCCAGCCGGGATTATCTTTCATAAAAACAAAATTTACATAATCCGTAGCCTGTTCTGCCATTGGCACGTCTTCTGGGCCAAATGGTGCAAATTTTACCATCTCATCGCCAGATGCGAATACCCTCATCAAGGATGGTTTTATCCACTCAATAGTATCAGCAACAGTAGAATCAACAAACTGTGAACGGCCTTCTACTTCATTTCCAAAAGGTTCAGCATAGTAATAATCTACAGCAGTCTCTCGCTGCTTGGAAATAGTATCACCATAACCCAAAGAAGATGTTATCTCGTTTCTAACGCGAGATAATAGTTCTTCTTCAGTCATTTTTTTATCGGCCATAATTAAAACTCAATATTTGGTAATTTTTCACTTAAAAATTCCACAAGGTCAGGTATAGTTTTGTCTCTGTAACGCTGTAATTTCTTATATTCTTTATCACTAATAGTTCCTTGATATTCTCTTTCCTGTAGGTCTAATAATTCTATCTGGATTTTATTATACCTATCATATTTCTTTTCTATTTCACCACTCCAAGGTATTACTCTAATTCTATCATCTATAAATTTCCCACCAGCTTCCAAATATGCAATATTATTATCATTACGCGCAATCTGCATTGCTATAGATTGGGGTTGACTCATTGCGCCTACCGTTGCTTTTAACTCCCTTGCCCCCTGTCCACCCGTTACCTTTCTAGCAACAGATTCTAAATGTTTTGTCCAGTTTTCCTGCGCCTCTATTATTTCCTTCGCCTCATCAGATAATCCTTCAAACGCTGGATCAGCAGTGGTTGGTTGAAAAGACCTTTCCAACTCATCATTTAAAAATTCACTATGCGCGAGAAGTGCTTCTATCCCATCAGAAATATTATGCTGTCTTTTTATATCATTTAGTTGTTCAACATTATATAAAGATTTTAACCTAAATTCTCTACTTCTATCTTCGCGGGACAAATCAAAAATAAATCGTTTAGTTAAATCATCAAGATCAGTTCCTTTTACTGTCCCCTCTAATATTGGGATTCTATTCGGTGTCTCAAGATCAGCAAGTAGAATCATAATTGACTCTGGCGAGCCTAAATTAATATCTGAGGCAGGTATCTCTATTCTTCTGGCAGTTGATCTTCCGCCAAGAACAGTACCTTCAGGAATAAAAGAATCAAAATCGGTATATATTTTATCTGGAAAAGAATGCCATCCTTGTATTGCACCCCCTTCGCCGGGTACAACTCCACGCACTTCAGGAATATGCCTTTCTATAACTTCTGGCACTCTGGCTTTTGCTTCTTTAACCTCAATTGGGGCTTCTATCTTCCCGCCCCCAGATATATATTTTGCTGTCTCTCGTAATTGCTTTATCTCATCATAGTTACCCATCATTTCTTCATAAATCTCTGGGGGGAGAGTTACATAAGGTGGTTCGTGAGATGGTAAATCTATATATTTTTCAATTTGTCTTTGACTGGTATTAATGGGAATACCATATTCTCTCTTCTGGAATTTAATCTCTTCTGTCAAATCATCTATTTGCAAATCCATTGCATAAACATCATCATCTGTTTTCCATCTTTTCTTTATTCTATCTATCAAATTCCGAGTGGCCTTAGTATGCAGTCGTGGAATTTTCCCTCTAAACACTCCACCGGCAGCAGTCATTGCAGCAACCATTGCTGCCCTATTCTGTGCTTCATCAGACTCAGGCATACGATAGTCGGGTATATCATACCCGGCTTCTCTTAAACTGTCCATAGCCATATTATAATTAACTGCCTGTTGATTCAAACCTCTAGTCACAGCCGGGGCTGCTGTTTCTGCAACTTTTTCTGCGGTTTGCTGTATCAAGGGCCATGCAGGGTCTAAAGCTGTTGCTACTATACCACCACCCAAAAGGGGACCAGCCTCACCTGCCCCGATCATTCCTTCCTTCACCTGCCCCAAGTATTGCTGGGGAAATTGTTTAATCCATTCAAGCCAGTCCATTATATAATTCCATAGTTCCTGTATTCTATATCCTTAGTCCATTCAGGTTCTTCGGAATTTATGGCGAACCTTGTTGACATGACAGCATACCTTGTTGCCGCCATTAAGTCATCCCGTATAGGAACAATTTTACCATCCTTCCTATGATACATTCTAAACTCTTCCCACCAATCACTTAAAGTGGAAAAAACCAAGAACTTACCGTCTTCCATTCTTTGAAGCATATCCATAATACCCACCTCAACAGAATTACCGCCCTTCTTCTCTCCCAAAGCGGGTGGGTTTTCAAAATGGAACGGAAGCATATTACAACCTAAGTTCCTATACTGGTCTGCAAGGCCGGGGTTACCCATAGAATCACGTCTATGGCCATCATGTGGCCACACTATAGGGATAAATCCGGGTCTGCTTCTTATCGCAGCGGCATGAACAGCGGGTGGTGCTTTAGCCTGACGATAACAGTCATATATATAGATAATATCTTCTTCTCTGTCCCAAGCAACCCACACACAAGCAGTTGGATGGTCAAATCCAAAGTCAATACCACATATTCTGGGCCAATGAGATTTAAGATAGATAGGATCAATCATCAGCTTTGTTTCATCCACAGGGTAAACAAGGCCCGAACCAATAGAGGGTCTACCATATCTTCTCATTTCTCTCTCATGCGGTGCATAAGAGGATAGTATTTGCTCCATTACGGCTTCGTTCAAATGCCCCTGCTTTTTATTTATTGATGATTTTACCTTTTCGGAAGCATCATCCCATGTGGCATTGTTCAACGATTGTCCGGGCTTGATATTGTTCATAAACGAGGCGACAGTTTCTGTCATTCCTGCCTCTGGGGTGAAGGTCATATAAACCATACCCCTTTTATCAAGTGTCCTTGTTACTGCTTGAGAATAAATATCTCTGGGTGGTTCTTCGTCCATCCAGATACAATCAACGCTACGACCTTGCCATTTTTCTTGGCCCATTTCGTAGGCTTTAAAGAATAAAGAAGAGGTTCCTCCCGAAACGTGCTTAATCAAAGCTACGCTTTTGGCGTTAGGGACGCCGGGCTTTCTTTCGGTCTTTATTATTAGTTTTCTAGGTATAGTACCTGACCCGAAAGCCTCTGGATCGTCGGGGGAACCAAGTAAATCATGTTGTACAATATCTCTGGTGGTTTCATTGGATATTCCACCAGCCCAACCCACAATAGGGTTACGAAAAACCCTTCCTTCCCACCAAGAAGGATACAAACCAGTCAAATGAAATGACATTTCAGCACTACCGCAATAACTTTTTCCTATGCGGTTAGCTGCCATTAACAGCCTTTGGTTGCTGTCACTCCCGGTTTTATGAAAATCTACCTGATAAGGGTAAGGATCATAAAAATCTATCTTGTTATATCTTTCCCGCTGCCTTAACTCTTGGGCTATTTCAACCGCTTTTTCTAATGCTTGCTTTGACGGCATTAATTAAACGGGCCTACCAAAGCATTAAGTTCTTTCATTAACTCCTCAGTAGACTTTTCCCCGTGGGAAATTTGCTGTTCGATTTTTTCTGTAGGCTTATATCCAGCCCTATCAAGAATATCCTTCACAGCCCCTAGTTTTACGGATTCACTTTCTGCACCCTCCGATAGATTTTTCAACTGAAACAAAGCACCGGGGACAAAATCAGCAATCATCTTCTTGGTTCTTTCCTCAATCTCCCTAGAAAACTGATTCTTTAGCTGGTGTCCCTTTTGTTTTGCAGTGGCTTTAGAATAGCCAGCTACTTCAGCAGCCTTTGCAGCATTTCCTGTCAAGCAGAAATGTTCTACAAATGCCTCTTGTTTGTCAGTACGCATTAGAATGGGCGGGGTAATAGTCCCGGTATCATGGGTAGTTGTTGCCTTCTACGTCCAGCAGGGCTACCACCCAAAACATTATAAGGCATACGTTGTCCACTGCCCATAGGGGCCTGATATGATCTTGAAGCCAACCTTCCACTTCCCATAGGAACCTGTGATGGAGTAGGTCTGCGTGTAGCAATAGATTGCCGCTGCATCCTCTCTAAATCATCCATAGAGAATTGTGGTGCTGTACCAAATCCGGGCGGTGGTGTGTTGGGCCATCTACGGCCACGCCCCATATCAACCTGCACGGGAGAAGGTGGCCTTGGGTGGCCTAATACATTAATGGGGGACGCACCCACAGCGGCTGGTGTCCTGCCTCTAGGGTCGCCTTGGTATGCGCCTTGAGGAAGTGGTACACCGGGTCTTGGACCTGCGCCTAACACATTACCCATAGACGTTGGTAAGGGTGGTCTTCCCGCTGGTCTACCACCTACTTGGGCTGCACCCGCTGGATATGTAGTTGGATTTAATCCAGCCATCATACGTCGCCAGTCCTGAGAAGTATATCTTTGTCCGGGCATTTTACCCATCCTAGCACGCATCTGATTTTGCCATGCTGTATGGGCTGGACCAAAAGACCTTAAACCACCTACACCCGCCTCTCTAGCCATTTGCTGATGACCGGGATAAAGAACCTCATGCCTACGCTTGGTAAAGTCCATAAAAGACTCACCCGGCTTTCTCAGGCTTTGGGAAACAAAACCACCCGGATCACGCTTTGGTAAAGCGTCAGACTTAGCGTGCTGTTTTTTTAATTTATCCCAAATTTTTTCAATAGCCATCAGTAAACACCTCCTCCTCCACCAGCTTGTTTTTTCTTAGTGTAGCCTTTCTTCTTTTTCTTTTTCACCTTGGTAACCTTTATTGGTTCAATATCAGTTATCATTTCTGTATCAAATTCTGCCCTTTTTGGTGGCCAGCCTTGTATTACTTCGCCCGGACCAAAAACCTCTTTAAGCATTCCTATTGCTTGTGGGCCATACTGCCGAAGCATATCCATTACAGGTCTATTTGCTATTTCAGCACCGGGATAATTAGGATAATTAGGAAATGAACCAACTATATCTTTTCCCACGCCATAGGCGGCTTCTCCACCCCTTCTGTAAAAGTTTGCTGCATTTCTTACAGTATCTGGAATAGACATTACACCACGACCAATTGCATCTCTACTTATCTGGCTCGGAACATATGTTAATGGATCAGTCGCGAAATCCCTAGCAAATCTCCCTGCCCTTGACAAACCACCCTGTAGTCTATCACGCTGGTTCATTAACCATTGTTCTATTTCATCTGGTTGACGGTTCCAGTTTTCCCTATAGGGGATATATCTATCATCTGCCATATTAGTACCTTCTTATATTACCTAAATTACCCTCTAGTGAGTGGGATGGACATTCTAACTTTATTTATACGCGCGATGGGGGTGGGTGGGGGTGCAAAAACCAAGAAACCGCCCTTCTCGAACCAATTGTGTACCAATATCCCCGTTGTTGTAAAAATACCACACTGTTGCGTCAATACAACACCAGTTGCAGAAATACCACACTGTTGTATTTATGTCATTCGCATAATATATATTATGTTAAATAGTGGATATGCCGCCCTACCCTTCTCAGTCCTCTATTTCACCGTACCAATTAGTACCAATTCCATTAGCTATCAGACGATAGCAATATCATAAACCCGCGCTATTAAATACGTACCCGCGCTAGTGCGATAGCGGCGGATCGTCGGCGAGTCGTGTGAGTGTGTGGGGATAATATCTCTCACCAAATAAAACCCTTGCCAGCCCTACCCTGCCGTGATACGGTAGCCTTTCCATTAATAGAGGAGTAAATAGAAATGACCGATACCCTTTTAGAAACCGCTGGACAGAAAGCCGATGCGATTCTTGCTGCTATTGAAGCAAGCGAGAAATGTATGGTGTTCTGTCCCTATCCCATTGGCTGGGTAGCTGGAGTAGACATTAGCCAAATATCAATAGGTGTTGATCGTTTGAACGATGTGGAAATGCACGTTAGTGCTATTACTGGCAATCTATCCTTTAAGGTGAAACCAAGTGAATAGTATTGATCAATACCGTTTTGTTGTTCTTCGGGCCGCGCTGAAATTGGAAATAGCCGGGATGAAACGGTCCCGCAGCCCTTCAGCGTATTCAATCATTAAGCGCGAATTCGGCCTTAGAGGTAATCGCCAATCCGTGCTAGATCAATTCTCCACCCTGTACGCCTATAAGGTACGGGATGAATTGACCGAAAACGCCGGACCCAGCGGCCAAACTGGGTAACCTCCTCAGTGGGTCTGACTGGCCCACGCCTATTCGGCCCCCATCCTAGGGGGCCATTTTTTTAGGATGAAGACTATGACTAAATCACCAGATCAATGCCCCTGTGACCCATGCTATTACTTTGGTTACTGCCGCGAAAATGCCAGGTGCTGCCCCGTGTATCGCCATTGGACCAAGACTGGAAACGTCCGCACTAAAAGACGGGTTGGTGGAGAGTATCCAAAGGTAATCAAGAC